CGTGTGGTATGTTGTGGAAATAGACACCAGTATTGTGTTTTTTTACTGTATTTGTTATAATGCTTGCGGATATATGTTGTAACTTAGACAACACATCTTCTCTATTTTTTAAGTCAATATCAATATCAGTCATATTTTACATGTATTATCTATTATTTCTAATTCATTTAAAGAAGCAGGATACTTCTTTAATTTATGTTTCCATGTATTAACATTAATGTGATTAACAACAAGTTCTAATTCTCGTTCATTTAATTTATCAACCATACGCTGACCTGCATTAGTACCATAAATAATCCAAGGGCTAATACGTCCGGTGATGATAAAATGAGTTGCCATACTCGGGGATACTTTGTCAAAAAATTCTGTCCAATGTTCATTATTTTCATTGCTCCATTCTTCTGCTAATATTATTACAGATTCAACTGCTCGTTTGGGATCCTCTTTTAATGAATATAATTTTATAAATTCTTCTAATACAAAGCTCTTTGCCCAATCTTTTATTTTAACACCTTGTTGCATAACAAATTTTATAAAATCTCGCTGTTGATCTATAGGCAATTTAAGCTCTGCAAGATATTTACCAAATGTATAAAATCCGTTGTATTCTGGAGAATTAATAAATTTTTCTAATGTAGGACTTCCCCCATAACCAGGCATACATGTTTTATGAAATACACAAAATGCTTCAAATGCTATTCTACTAGGTAATTCGTTTTTTGTATTAAAACGATGTTTTTGTTGGCACATATGAACGGCAAGAGTGCGTTCACGTTTAAATGATTTTTTACAAAATTTACATTCAAAAAATTCGTTCAATTTCTTTATCGGTGAGTCCTTGTTGATTGGCATAATCTTTAAGTTCATCAATTGTGTTTAATTCTATAAGAGTATCTAATTCACTGTCTTTTAAATTAAGAAATGTTTTTGCTAGCCAAGTTTTTATTTTAGGTTTTTCTTTGCGTTTGCCAGGTTTAATCCAAGGATGAAATTGTTTCTTACCTATGCCACATAACGATATTAACAACCACTGTAATTCTTTGTGTTTTGTTAAATCGTTAAAATTAACATTTACAAGATCATTAACCATTTCTAAATAATGATCTCTAAATATAGGATCATCAACACTAGAAGCATATCGCATATAAAGCCATATACTGAACTTTTTTTGTTGCTCGGTATCTAAACTATTATAAAATGTTTTGTTTCGTTTATCGATTGCCAAACAACCATCTTTAAGAGAAATACTAGACATTTAAATCCATATTTGGCCGATGCTTAATACTTCTGGTACTTTGTTTGTTTCTTTTAAAAAGTATGCACATGATGGTTTTGGGGTATCTTCTAATGGTATTGTTAAAATATGCCCTGGCTTTAATTTAGGAAAAAACCATTTAGTTTCAGAAAATATATTTTCTATTGTAATTGGTAAAAATTCAGGCATAATATCACTAAGCGGATTCAAACAAAATGCTTTAAAGTTTCTATCATTTAATGTCATTAATGGCATTACTTCAGCATCGCCGATATCGGGTTCACTAATAATTAAACTCCAATCCAACGGAATATTAATTTGATGGGGGCCAATCCGACATACAGCGGCCGGTGCATTAAATGATTCCAAAAATACCAAAGGCACAAAAATATAATCTGCATCAGTTGGATCAGTATAATCTAACACAGAATAACGTATATCATCTATTTCGTCGGGTACTGTATCTAATTCATAAGGTAGGTTATCTAATGTTAATATTTTCATATTGTTACTTTCTGAATTGTAAATGAGTACTTAGCATCAGCATAAAACTTTTTACGCTGAGTTAAATGCCGTTTGCTAAACTTTGCAGTTGATGTTATATCCCACACATTTACAAAGTCTTTATCTTGTGCTTTTCGAATACCACGTCCAATTGATTGAATGACTCTAATAAAACTTTTGCCTGGTTCAACAAGGACTAAATTAAATATCCTAGGAATATTAATGCCAATACTAGCAACCCCGTAAGTAGCAACAATGATTTTGTTGTCGGCTTCTTGAACTTCGCTGTATTGTTTTCGTCTATCGGCCGATTTAACGGATCCAGATATAAATACGCTCTCATTTCCTAGTTTTTCTTGAAGCATTTTTCCTGCTTTAATACGATCTACCAAAATTAAAGTATTGCCGTCTTTTACAATATCTTTGAATAATCCAGCAAGATAATCTATTCTATCTTCATTGGTTGTTAAGTAAGTAAGTTCGGATTGATAATTTGGATAAGCAACTGTATCTTGTACTTGTATAATATTTATTTTACAGTTTGCAAGAACTTCTTGCTCTTGTAAATCCGATGCACTTAATCTGTTTATTACATCGCCTAATGACACTTTTAAACTGGCGTACTGCCAATCTTCTTTAGGTATGGTACCAGTAAGCCCCCAACGTATAGGTATTGTAGCAAAAGGTCCTGTAAGCAATTTGCGAAGCACATCTGCTTTAGCCATGTGTACTTCATCTACTATAACACATATTACATCTTTAGCAAATGTTTTAAGTCCTATATCAATTTCACCATCCTTATATCGTTTATCCATTGAATTAAGACTCTGCCAGGTGCATATAGTATGAGTCTTACCAAATTCCTTTCTATCCCCAAAATATACCCCGGCATCGAGTCCTAAGTTCTTATAATCATCTTCTGTTTGTGTAACAAGATCTTTATTAGGTACAATAACTATGCTCCGCCCATATGGCTCCACAGAGTGACTTAAAGTAGCCGTAATTAACGTTTTACCAGCCCCTGTAGCAATCTCCTGCAAGCATTGCGGTTCTGCTAAAAATTGATTTATAATGTCAACTTGATAATCTCTAAGAACAATATTTTGTCCTTTATGTGTATGCCCCTTTGGCCAAACTAATTTATCATATATTGTGCTTGTAACTATATTAAAATTAAATGATTGATTCTTTCGTTTGTCTTTGACCTTAATGTCGTATTTTTCATTAAGTATAGGAATGATTTCATCTAATAAATTAAGGTAAGTAACTCCGCCTATACCAAAGAAGGATACACATCCATCCCATCGCCCTAATTTATATGCAGGCACATGGTATGCATGAGGTAAAAAATATTTAAACTTTTTTTCTAATTCTCGTCTTGTAGTTAAATCAAGATCATGTACCTTAACATTTACTTCATCTTTAATTTCTATTGTACATTCTGGCATTAAGTCATAAAAAAAGGAGTTCAAAGAACTCCTTTTTTATTAAAGGGTTAATAATAATTAATTGCGTTTCATACAAGTCGATTCTGCCAATCTCATCCAACGCTCTGGTGCCATCTTCTTAAGATCTGCAATTTTGTTTACCATTCTCAAGCTCATTTCACGCAATATATCTTTATTCTCTTCCATGTAATTAATGAGCCCTACTTCTTCATCTTTACTAAAATTATACTTCTTAAGCATTCCCTCTCTAACAATTTGCTTTACGCGGAGCAATTTATCATGCATTGTATCAAGTGTCAAGTCCAAGTAATGGCATCTTGAAAGGATTGCTTCTAAGTGATCTCTAAGTTTACCTTTCTTAATATTATCAAACTTTAAGTTTGTAATAAAAATTACTGATCCACAAAATTCAAATTTCTCCGGAACACCTTCTCTGCGGAGTGCCGCACTTTCTGTATTCCAACTAATCATCCGTTTTGCACTTGAATCAAGTGCCGCCTTCAGCAAATTCAAACTAACTTCATCCCAAAGGATGCTATCACAGTCATCAAGTACCAACACGCTTCCTGGATCAGCGTACCTGTAAAGTAACTGGTACAAACCAATTGCACTTGCGGCACCTTTTTCAGTTCCATAACGCACCGGCTTATCAGCAAGTTTATCAAACATGCTATTTTTTTCAATAACTTTTTCAACACCAAAACTTTTTCCAATTCCGGGAGGTCCTGTTACAATCATTCCTCGTACAACACCATCAATGGACCCCTGTGTCATTTCATCTAAAATCTCAAAACGTTCAGCAATTTCATTAATACGCTCTTCATCGGTCTTTTCTTCTTTAACTATCACCGGAGCCTTAACTGTTTCTTCCTTTGAACTCTCTTCCACTTGCGCTTGGAATGAGTTAACCACTTCGTAATCGTTCTTGCTAACGAGCTTAATGCGGATTTCACGGTCTGGAAAACCCGGAACATAGGCTCCATCTACTGTAATAAATCCACCATTCTTACCAACATTAAATCCTTTTACTAACGGAAAAGTTAAACCTTCAACTGGTTTTCCACCGTATTCTCCGTTGTGTATTTTTGCTTGGACTTGCATAGCGTTTCCTTGCTTTGGGTTAATGTTTATTTTCTTATTCATCATACTACTATTATACGGCCTTACGCCCCAAAGGTCAACCTTTTTTTTCATTTTTTGGCTTTTTCTCTCTCATTTTCTTCATTTCTTCTACTATTTCTACCAGATTCTTAGAATTTTCTTTCTCTTTTCTAATTTTTTCTTCTGCTTCTAACTCAGGTAGGCGAATTGAATACCACCAATCTTCTGTACTACTCATAGTCCGATATCCTCCAAACCTGCTACTCGCAATTTAACAATGTTGTTTATTTGAAATTGCTTTGCATCAAGTGCTTTTATAAGGCCATGAAACCTATTTCGTAATAATGCAAATTCATTTATTAAATGTTGAAAGTCGGCTATTTCGTCCTCTCCGTCAACATATTTCTCAGCATCCCTTGAACTTAATGCTTTATTATAATGTTCTGTGAATTTTCTAAAAACATGGGATCGTTTTTTACGAAGTTCAATATTAAGGTGTTCCAATATTGCTTCTATTTCTTGTAACTGATTAAACCTGTATTCAACTATGCCGGGCATTTCTCTAGATAACTTTTCTAAGTTACCTTTCATACCACATTCTACTCTTGCTTCATCGAGTATTACTTCAAATGCAGGTATGCAGTTGGCTAGTTCGCCTAAGTCTTTTTGTATTTTTCTATACCAGGTGCTCATCAGTAATCATATGTTTCGGGGTCTTCTCCATCTAAACCTTCTTCCTGTTCTTCTTCTTCATCATAATACATACTTGTTAATACATCATCCATTGTTCCGTCGTAGCCTTTTAATTCTCTTACATTATCTTCAATAACAAACCCGTTATTATCAAATTTTTCTAACAATTCTTCACATACGATTTCGTGATCTTTATTTGAGGAATATGATTTCATCACATCCCATAGATCGTGAATTAAATGTATTTCTTGTTCACTCATTTTCATTAATTACCTCTTCTGATATAACATCATCGTTATTTACCAGAGGAGCATCGTTTTCTTTGAAATCATATATAACTTTTTGTAAGTTTTCATGACTCCAGCCTTTTCGGAATTCCTTTATTTCTTTACCGTCAACAGTTGTATATTTTAATTTATTACCTTCTTTAACTATAACACCTGCTTTTTCAAACAAATCCAAACAACCGCTATACGGATCCATGCCAGTATCATAAGGTATTTTGATTTGTACACTTTCGAATGGTTTTGCAAAACGTGTTTTCATTACTTTACATGCCGCTCGTATACCTCGTACATCTGTTATTTTATTACCATCTTCGTCTTCTTTAAGTTTAAGTTTTCGCATTGCAACTACTATTGACGAAGCATATATAAATCCTTGTCCTCCACTAATTTTATCATCGGGATCAAACATGTCTTGTGAAGCATAGGTATGATTACAAGCAACAATTCCTACTGGATTACCTGCAATTAAGTTAACAGAATTTCGTACTAATGAGGTAAGTGCCTTGGGTTTACGACCCATGTCACCTTTCATATCTCCTTTTTCAAATTGGTCTTTATCGGTAGGTGTAAGTAACATGCCTAACGAATCAACAACAAACAATACTTTTTGTCGTTCTTCATAGGGTACATCTGCAAATTGTTCTTTATAACCTTTCATAAATTCGCTTATAAATTTTGCAACTTCATCTACCATTGCTACGCCAAATTTCAAAAGTTTATCTTCTGAAACATCTACGTCCAATGCAGATAACCAATCAGAATCAAGGGCATTTTCTGAATCTAATATAATAGGGAGGATGCCTTGCTGTTGGGCATTACGCACCAAGTTTCCACTGGCAATGAAACTTTTTCCGCTTCCGCTTTCACCAGCAAAACATGTAACCCTCCCTAAAGGTATGCCTTTATTAAAATCGCCTGAAATTAAAAAATTAAGTGCATAATTTCCAGTACTGATCCAATCTACGGGGTCGTGAAATCCAACGGACATTCCCGGAACTGCTTTTGTAATACTTTTTCTAAATTTTGATATATCAAATGGTTTCATTTATTTCCTTTGAAGTGAAAGTTAATGGGGGACATTAGTCCCCCTTTATATAAAATTACTGAGCCTTGCGCTCGCGAATCATTTTAAGAATTTGATCCGCTGACGGTTTTTCTTCGGCATCAGTTTTAGTTTCAACTTTCTCTTCGGTAGGAGTTGTTGGTGTTTCCGCAACAACTGGATTAGGTGTATCAGAAACCTGTGGCTGGTAGCCGCTAGGTGCTGGTTTGTTAGTCAGCTGAACACCCTGTGGAGTATAAAACGAACTAAAACGTTCTGGATCATATAGTTCTCCTGCTACAGATGATTCAAACATTTCAAAGATAATCTTAATCTCTTCATTGTTTGGACGTTTTGGCATATAATCATTAAGATTAAATAAACCATTTGTTTCTATTGCATCTCGTTCAGTTTGATCTAAACTACGCTCTCGACGAGCCCAGTTAGATGTTGAATAATCTGCATACTGGCCTTTTTGTGTTTTTGTGAGTTTGAAGTCGGTTCCTCCTTCATAGTCGGTCGGAATTTCAGGAAAATCAGGATCCATTAGTGCCGCCGAAATAATTTTATAAATCGAAGGATTAATAATAAATCGACGAATTGGATTTTCAGGTGGTTGATCATCGCTCATCGGATTATCAACTACAAACCCTTGAAAAATGTAAGATCGTTTTTTCCAATATTTTCGTGCTTCAGTTTCTAAATTTGGATCTTTAAACCAAGGACGAATTTCTGCATGTACAGGACACGGATCCCCCCACATTTCCACACAAGGAACTTGAACTGTTACATTGCGTGATTCGTCTTGACCTTTAATACCAGGAAATGCTAAACGAATCATTTGACGTTCTTTCCAAAAGAACGTATTAGTATCGTCTACGTCTGGTAAAAATCTTAATGTTGCTGTTGAATTTTCTGGAATGTTCCAAAAGGCGTAAATTGCGTTATCGGATTGATAGTTTCCGCCTGTGCGTTGCTCTTTTTCCAAGAGCTTTGCTCGTATTTCTGCTAGTGTAGCCATTATTTCTCCTATATTAGCCTATTAATGTGCCTAAGTACTAAGTCTATGTATTAGCCTAGTGTACATGACATATTTCTTCATGTACTTATTATAACAAATCTATTTATCAAAGTCAAGTCTTTTTTTAACTTTTTTTATCTTTTTTTTCTTATCTATCGTCATGATACACACCAACATCCGTGTATCTCTTTTTGGCGTGTCTTGCAAGGCTTGGATCAACTTTGCCTTTTCCATAACCAATTTTTTTGTCTTTGTGTGCTTTTTTTATTGCATCTTTGCCACCTGCATAAATGTTGGCCATCGGGTCATTAGGATCCTGTGGTAGAACTGTAATGGCTTCATTTTTTGTTTTTGGTGGATTTATTTTATCTTTATAATCTTCGCCTTTTCTCATTCTTGCAAGTTTGTTTTCAACTTCAGCATTTCTTGCTGATTGTTCACTGCTATATGTTTTACCTTTATATGTATATTGGCCATCTGGTGTTGCTTTATAATGAAATTGGCCATATGCTTCTTGAACTATTATTAAATGTTCTCTGAATGTCTTTGGTTCTTTACTTTCACCGTAATAACCATAATCTTCATCGGTACCCATTCCTGCTGAAGCCATTGCAGAATCAAAATCTCCATCCATTGGTTCGCCATCATCGGTAGCAAAATCGTCGCCATATTCTCGATCTAGTTCTTCTTGGATCCATTGATCGGGATCGCCGTCTCTTGCTTTAGCAACACCATATGGCATTTCGCCGGAACTAACATAATGTTCATATAGTTCATCATAAAACTCATCGTGATCAAATAACATTGATTCACCACGCATTATAGATTCAAATGCTTCTCTATGTTTGGCAATAATATTATCTAAACTTCCGCCTTCGGCTTCTTTGAGTGGAAGTCCTGCTAATTTTCTTAGCTCATTTTCGGTTTTAATATCGTGAATCATTTATATACCCCTGCGAGTTTTAAAACTGTCTGGTCTGCTTGAGGATCAACACTATCGGATAAGTTATGACTCTTTGGGCGGAGCCACTTAGTTTGATATTCTGCTTGTGCTTTTCCTATCTTCTCTATATCTGTTCCTTTTTTTAGTTTACCTTTAACTACATAATCATTCATGCCAGGATTTGATACTCGTTGTGTGTAAGACTTTTCTCCTGTTTTAGGATCTTTTACCGCTGTAAAAGAACTTGACCCTAATCGTTTGCCACCATCTTCACTAATGCCCTTTTCAAAAAAGATATCAGTACTTGTGTACTTACTAAG